CTGGACCGGTAGGCCCTGTTGCACCGCCTGGACCGGTAGGCCCTGTTGCACCGCCTGGACCGGTAGGCCCTGTTGCACCGCCTGGACCGGTAGGCCCTGTTGCACCGCCTGGACCGGTAGGCCCTGTTGCACCGCCTGGACCGGTAGGCCCTGTACCGCCCACGCCGCCTAGTGCGCCGGTACCGCCTACGCCGCCTACTGCGCCGGTACCGCCTATAGCGCCGGTACCGCCCTGTTGGCCGACTGCACCAGTTCCACCTTGCTGACCTACGGCGCCAGTAGCGCCAGTAGCAGCAGGACTAATTGGCCCAGTTGCGCCAGTTGCGCCAGTTGCTCCGGCACCTGTAGCGCCGCTCGGGCCCGTCGGCCCAGTGGCACCCGTAGCACCATTGACACCCGCACTGCCAGTTGCGCCGGTAGCGCCCGTAGGCCCGGCTGCACCTGTAGCACCTGCGCCTGTGGCGCCAGGTGATCCTACAAAGTAACCAAGCGAGGTCCAGGCGGTTGAGCCATCCCCTATCTTAACCCTATCGGTGTCAGTCTCTAGTCCTATTTCACCTTGAGCGAGGATAGAGTTAGCCGTTGTCCAGTTAGCTGCGGTATCACGGCGCAGTTGAATCCTAGTCATTATGCGCCTCCTCCGTCTATAAATACACAGCCATGTTCCTGGTCAGCTTGGAAGATTACTTCAGCCTTATCACTGATGATCTGAATGCCATGTAGCGGACGACTAGGAGATACCCAGTTCGGACTTGGGAGAGCGGGATTAGGTGGGTTCTCAGTAGGAGTGTTACTTGGCAACTGCCCCATATGCATGACCGTCTGTTGCGTAGAGGTAAGCTGTACGGTCGGGACGTTCAAATAAACGAGAGTGCTAACCACTTGAACATCAGGATCGTCAGGAAGAAAAGTCACTACCGGCTCCGCCGAAGTACCATCAGCGTATACGTCGGTTAGAGTATACCCAGCCCCAAGACTATAGTAACCAAAGCCCGCTTTTTCAGGCGGCGCTATAAGTTGGTCTATAGGCCAAGATATAGAGTTAGTCTCGTCTTCAACAGTAAAACCATCTACGGAATAAGCATCCTCGGCTACGTTAACACAATATAAAAGCAACTGCTGTGCAGTAGCGATGGTAGTACTAGGCATATAGAAAGGGGGGTGGTCATCAAACTGTCCGGCCCAGCCGGAGAAGGTAGGTACCCCTGCAACCTCGGCATAGTAACCATCCAATATCTCCCAAGCAGCTACCATCAAAACCTCTACCCAATTTTCTGGGTTAGGTTGAGCATCCTCTAGAGCGAAGGCAGTATCAGGAGAAGTACCGTCAGCAATACGCCAATACAATCCGGAATCCCCGGTACTAACCGATTCCGTCCACCCTGTAGCCGGCCCCGTATCAGTGTCATTACTATTAGGAATAACTATCTGCGCCACTAGCAAGTTACCTATTGTGGGGGTATCAGTCCACACTATATCAACAGATGGAAAGGTAACTGCCGTGTCCCATGTTGGGACAACAGGCACCGTGCTACCTATGCCGCTATTCACTACAACCGGTAGCGTTCGAGTGCCGTCCTGTATGGCCCACGTCTGCCGCTGAGCTAACGCCGCCCTATCAGCAACCGACTTCCTTAGATGATCCCATAGACCATCTTCTGCTCGTGGAGTAACGCTAGGCATTACTCACCTCCCAGAATAGGAGACGAGAAGGTCGTGCCTTGCTGCGGAGGAGTGTCCATAGTAAGTGAAACATGCGAATCGCCCTCATCGGCAATGTTAGCCTGATAGCTAATAATGCGCCACGGTGTAGGTGGAAGTCCATTGGGAAATCGAGGGTCGAAGATATGCCCATCCTGATCGTGCTTCGGCACCCACGTTACACAGTCATCGCCCACATTGAATGTTCCAAGTCCGTTAGTTGGATTGAAAGCATCAACCGTGATAATCGGCGCCACCGGAGGCCACGAGTATAAGCGCAAACCAGAGTTAGCCATAGCCTGAAGTAGTGGGGTCGGATTTGGTGAGTTAAGGTTTGCGATATTGGTTACTTTGTCGGTGTTCACATATCCGCCATACAGGAAATCACCAGTTCCTATTTCAGCCGGCGTACCACCGGTATAGATGTTCTCTACCACAACGATGTCCTGGTTACCGCCAGTGTAGTACTCGGTGTTGCCTTGGGCTGTACCATCTTCGGGGAAGGTCCAATCGTGAGAGTTGCCGGTATGCAGTACGAGATTACTCGCTACACCAGCCGGTATAGAGCAGTTCGTTACTAGGTTAATGGGGCCAGATTCTCCAAGAACAATAGGAGCGCCACGCCTCGGATAAGACAGGTTCACTGTGGCCTGTATAGGCGAGTACTTCCCGGCCGTGTATGAGAAGTCTACTGCCGCATCGAACCCTATACCCCAACCGAGTGCAGTCAATTGCGACAAGGTGTTGTTCATTAGTTGCAAGGACGTATAAGGGAACGTGATCGAGATATAGTTATCTGGGTTTATCTTAACCCCAGCTTCCATCTCGGCGTTAGTTACTACCCACCCTGAGTCTGTGGCACCAGGGAACGCTGTGGACTCAACATAGGCGAGCCCATGGTCACCAGTATCCCACGGACAGAAGTTATGCGTAGACCAGTCCTGCGTGAAGTCGCACACCCTCACACCATTGCAGTAGATGTCGAGCGACCCGCCCCAGATGCCGTTGTTCGGTTCAGCTGTATATTTGTCAGCGATCATCTGCGCTGCCATAAGCATAGGGTCCCAGACATAGGGCTGGTACCCATACTCCGCATTAATGTACGTAGAACCTACCGAGTGGTCGTGAATCCACGGTTTATTCCAAATGGGCATACCGTTCGGGTTATTAGGTCCAGTAATGCCAGAGTACGGCGGACTCGAATAGTCGGTAGCCTGTACCCAGTAGTTGAACCATCCCCAGCCCTCGGTAGCATCTATCTCGAACGTGAACCCTTGCTCACTGTACAAAGGCTTGCGACCAGACACTACACCGCCCCAAACAATCTCACCATCAATGTCTATGATGAGAGTATTCCAGTTTGGCTTAGTCGAGTTTTGCCAGTTCTTCTTTGCAACGCCAGGGTCTTGAATGGCAAGCTGACCAGAGAATGACCCAGCAGCATTGACAGGACCACCGCCAAAAGTAACGCCCTTATACGGCAGTGATTCGATATAAGCACCGAACAAACTATTATACATCAGGTACTCAATATTACCGGAGGACATTTCTAAAGGATCCAGGCACTAGCCCAGTTAATGTAGCCGACACAAGTAGATGAAGATACGACAGTGTCGCCGGGCATCAGTACGCCCCAGTCACTGTTAGGTTGCAGGGAGCCTTGGTACGGAGTCTGTGGAAGTGATATACCACCAGCAGCGTCCTGAAGGATCATCCCATACGCCTCAAGTTTTGTGGTGCCACTGACGCCAATAGCTCCGGTGAGGTACTGAACGCCGGTCATCGCGCCACCACTAAGCCCACTGTATGAGATAGTCGCTAATCCGGTACTGGTTTGAACGACAGCCTTACCCGAACCGGCGAACCCAACAAAGTCAGCAGTGGCGCTTAAACTAGCAGATCCGTTAAGGGACTCCAAGGTAGTGCCGCCGCCAGCATATGCAGTACTACACGCAGCATTAGGACAAGCGGATCCGGGTCCAGCAAACTGAGTCACTGTCTGGTTATACATATCCGCCAGAAGGTACCCATTGTTAGTGATTGTGCCGTTCCAAATCATAGTGTTGGCGCCCATTTGTAAGGATGGGTCAAGTACCGGGGACGTGCCTGAAGCTGGCGGAGACATCAGATAGACAATAGGACGACAGTCCCAGTTACCGTTGTTGGTTATCGTTTGGTTGTCATCCCTAGCAAAGTACTGGGTTTGCGTTGGGTACTGGTACAAGCGAGGATCCGTACAGTGGACCAATAACTGAATGTCCTGAGCCAGATAACCCTTCGACATTGCCAGGTCTATCTTCCATGCACGATTACCGGGCCGGCCCATTACCTGCAAGATAGGTGGATCCATAACTGTCAGAAGACCAGTATCTGGCCCAGTAGTAGGAGCGCCGTGGACTAGACTACCATCTCCAGCGTAACTCCCTAGATAGACTCCCGCCATACCGGGCACGTTAATGTAGAGCGTAGTCTCTGTAGTTCCTTGGGGTGAGAATACGCTACCGACAATATTGAGGTTCTGTTGCACAGTAGCGCCAGGATTAGGAGTGCCACCAGCCGCACAGTCTCCCTTGAAAATAATGTCACGACCGGCGAGTAGATCAAAGCCTATAAACTCACCAGTATCACGAGGGCGCCCAGAGTTACCTATGCGCAGCCCCTCAATGTCGAGGCCGTCTATCTCTTTCCAATCCACTCCGTTGTAGCCCATGCCAAATCGGTAGCTGTTGTAGCAGGCCATATAGCCCGAGAAGACTGAGCCATCGGTTGGCTGCAACAGCCCTATAAGGCCACTGGTTAAGTCGATATACGGCGGAACGCCTGCCATTACTTGCTCGGTACTTTCGTTCTCATGGTCCATCCTACCTTGGCCGCTATAGCCGTAGAATCTGTAGGGTTAATACCTGTGATCTCAATGTGAACACCAGAGCCAGCGAACTCAGTATTGGCCTTCTGTTGCTCAATGGAGATCAAAGCATTCTGCTTAGCCTCGGCTGTCTTGCCGCTGTTCTGAATAGCACTCAAGGTAGCTTGCGCCGTGGCGTTGTGCTTGTTAGCAATGTTCTGTGCTTGATCATACGCACGGTCTGCCTTAGCTACTAGGCTGGCTTGATGCGCCTGGGCACCGGTTAAGTGCGTTCCCGCTAAAGTCTGTGCGAGTGAAGTTCCGCCAGCCTGCGCCGCATTAGCAATCTTCTGTATAAGACCGACGCTAAGGTCCGTGTGCTTTTGCACAGTATCCATATGGACCTTGGCAGCAGATACAGCAGCATCTCCCGCCTTAGCAGTCTTAGCAACCACGACCGACTGAGCATCTGCTGCGGATGTCCACTTCAATGTTATGACATCCAAGTGGACTTTCATTTCCTGAGTGACAAGGTTAAGACCATAGAGACCACGCTCGCCAAGAGTATCGGCAGTGATTGCAGCCTTGTCAGCGATAAGATCGGCAGACTGCGTAGCCCGAGCGCTAGCAACAGTGGCATTATCAGTAATCTTTTGTACGACCTGTGCGGCCATATCCTGTATGATTGCCGTCTGGTCCGTATATTGCGTAGTTTGCATAGCTAGCTCAGAGTTCAAGTTTACCTGAGTCAGGTTAGCCTCCAGCTGCCCATAGTACTTCAGCTCAGCATTATAGGTAGCAAGTATTTGTTGACCCTGCTTGTCGAGGCCCTTCGAGAATAGAGTGTGAACCTCATCAATCATTTTATTGAATGAGCCACTCGTACTCTTACCTACCTGCGCCAAATAGTTACCTTGTGTAAGCTGCGGACCGCCAGTAGTGCCACCAAACTCCGTCTGTGGGCGCAAGGACTGAATGGTGCCAGTCTGCAATGCTTGCTGCATAGTCTGTAGCATTTGCTGTGACGCTGTTATCAATGAATTCTGTTTGAATCCAGCATCGGATGAAGTAGAAGATGCTGGCTTTTTCTTAGCGTCCGCTGCTAAGGCTGCCGCTGCCGCAGTCATTGCCGCATTCGCAGCATCCTCTGGGTTAACCGGAGTAGCTTCCTTATACCTCTTCTCCGCTGCCTTAAGTGCGGCTGGATCCTTACGATAGTGAGCTAACTCAGCCTCTTGTCCTTGTATCTGCCTAGTGTCAGCATTCCAAAGACCACTATGCGTTGCAACCTTAGTGTAATTGTCAAACATAGCTTTAACTTGAGCAAGCGTATCGGTAGGGTAGTATTCTTTCTGCTCACCCTTTAAGAATGATGTATTGTGTTCCTGGCTGTATCCTTTAGCAAATGCTTGCGGGGTACCGTGCCACTTACGCCCCATATACTCATCTTCCGTACCTGTAGACCCCAAAGCGTTACGGTTATTGATCTCTAGGTTTATCTGCGCCTGTGCGTTCTTAAGTACATTCGGACCGCCCTGACCGATAGTGTTCTCGTAGGATTGAGTGGTGTTAACGACCGCGTTGCCCTGTGCAATCCTCGCCGCATCAGCAGCCTTCGAGACTTCGCCCCACCCGAGAACTACTGCCGCAAGGCCGGCCAGCACAAGGCTAAGGCCCATGGTCATTCCGGCCTCGGAAGCTTCTACCTCAGGCGCCGCCACCCGGGCAGCGGTCCCCACATCTAGCATACCAGTAGCGGCTAAGTCAGCTTGCGCCGCAACCTCACCATAAGAAGTAGCTAATACAACATTAGCGTCGGCAGCAGCCTGCGCAGCTCTCGCCACCGCCCCTTCGCTGGCCATAATGTCAGTAAGACTTACACTGGCCTTCACGATTGAGGCAGTCATAGTGTCAATAGAAACCTGTAGTGCATCGGTACCGCTAGTGGCTTCCTTAGATTGCAGGCCAAACGTATTGAATCGGTTACCTACTGTTAAGAATGTCTGCCCAAGGTTAAGAACTGTTTCACCTAAGAACAGGAGAACGCCGAGAACTATAGGCCCAGCAAGTACAGCACCTAAAGCTATAGCGACGACCTTGTACTTCTCGAACCAGTTAATGACCTTCGAGATTTCTACCTCTAACCTCTGAATGACATCAACAACATCGTGGCCGATAGTCACACCGAAGTTGTGCAGCTCGGCACGAGATTCCGCTACCTGACCGGCGAAGGTTTTAGAGAATGCATCCGCCGCTCCCTTAGTCCTATCACGTAGAGTTTCAAGGATCTTATTAATGGTGCCTACCGAAGTGGCATAGTTAATGTTAGCGTCCTTAACGGCCAACTGAGCTGATGCCAAAGCTGCCGACGCTGCCACACCTACAAGCTGTCCATCGCTCATCTTCTGTTGTACGGCAGTTAGTTGCAGTTGAGCCTTAGCCGCAGCTTGCTGTTCAGTTACCAATGAGTGGAGTCTGCCCGAGGACACATTCAGGTTAATGCCCCACGAGAGCAGGGTACGAGTCGAGCCGCCATACACATGGTCTAGAGCATCAGCCGCAGCGGCCAATGACACGTTCTTATAGCGGGCCAAATCCTCGACCAAGCCCATATCCGCAAAGGCTTTCTTGGTACCGCCAGTTGCCATGGTCAAGTTCGCCATAGACTGCGCAACGTCAGTGTTATCAAACCCCAACTTTGCTGCCGCAGACGAGGCAGCACCTAGCTGCTTATTGGATGCAGCTATCGTGGAACCAGTATTCTTTGCCACAGTGTCGAAGGACACTAAAGCCTTCTCATACCCATCCCACAGCTTAATTCCCTCACCGGCTACTGCCAATCCGCCAGCAATGCCGGCGAACACAGAGATCTTACCAATAGACTCTAGACTAGACTTGAAGCCGCCCAACTTCGTAGTGTTGGACGAAATCTGTGTGCCCATCTTTGTCATGACATTACCGAATGGCAATCCCATGCTATTCATTTCATTGCCTATAGACGTGAAGATACCGCCCATGCCTTTGGCCTTCGAGCCAAACCCGGACGCAAACTTCTCACCCATGCCGGAGCCGGATGAGCCACCCTTAGCCTCCATCTCATCGAAGTCGGCCATGGTTTTGAGTTTACCCTCCTCAAAATCTGAACGATTCATGAGGAGATACACCGTGACGTGCGCCGTAACTTTAACCACCCGCCTTGCGATATGTCTTACTACGATACTGATTACCTAGTTTCGCAACAGACATTTTAGCCTTAGTTTCAGGAGTACGATTATTGGCAGCTATAGATAGCTTAGAGCCAGATGGTGCTCTGTATACTCGTCCCATTTATTCCTCGGCATCAAAAAGTTTTTGCAGTTCAACTGACATAACAAGATCGGCATCTTCAGTTACTTCTCGGGCGGCAATCTCGATGAACGGGAGAGTATGCTGCTCTGCCCAGTTCCAAGTAGTACGATCCGATCCGGCCTGTGGAAAGACAGGGTGACTAAAGGTGCGCTTAAGTTCTCCACCATCATAAGCAGCGGTAGGACCATCTGCCCGAATGATAGGTCCTAACCGACTGACATCCCATTTGATCCCCTTACGATCCATGTTATGCGGCGCATGGGCACGAGCAAGTAGAGCAGCGTCCCTTGCCATATCCCGAAGGGCCCGGTCAGTAGCCCGCCTTGTGCCCTGCGTTATACGGTCCATGTAGCCCTTGGCCGGTGTAGCATCTACCCTCATCATAGTACCCATTTATTACAGGCCCTTCATTCCACCCAACATTGGGAGGATAGTCTCAAAGTATACGTTCTCTATCCAATAGACCCATCCGATGTATTCGAGGAATGGTCTGCTTTCAGCTTCAGAGGGACTAATGCCAAGGACGAAGCCGATGTAGGGGTAGAAACCCCAGAGTTCTTCTGGATCTCCGTGGATAAGCTTGCCCCATCGGAAGGCAAAGGAGGGTCCACTTGCTTGTTCTCATCTGACAACAGTACTTGCAGCAGCTCAGGCGCCTCGGGCTCCTCGGGCTCCTCGGGCTCCTCGTAATCAAACGAGTCTATTAGAGCCCCAGCAGCTAGATCTATATTAGCCGGCAAAGGGATAGATTTATCAGTCAGCCCACCCCATGCCACCCATGCCATACAAGCTAGAGCATCAGGATCTCCACGGAATATAGCAACTGTAAATCGCACGAGGCTACCAATAGACGGGTACCATCTCTTGATTTGCTTTAGAGTCTTATAGGTAAGATCCTTCTCAATGTCGAAGACTTCCTCATTACCATTCAATGTTAATCGAATGGGCGGCACTCTCTGTATGGTTGTAGGTACTCCATCACTGACAAAGGATCCCATAACTTCGCCCACTGAGAAATCAGGGAAGTTCGTGGGATCCTTTATTTTCTTACCAGCCTTGCGGTGGGCAATCCAAATAAGGCACGCTAGTGCATCAGGGTCGCCAAGAGAGGCAGCTATAGTGAAAGCTTGGTAATCCCCCAGATCGGGGAACCAGCCTTTGATGTTACGAAGTTCAGTTAAGCCAATGTCTCGCTCTGGCGAAAAGCTAAGCTCCTCGCCTTTAAAAGTAAAGGTACTTGCGGGCATAATACTTTTCCTTTCGTGATTAGACTGAGAAACCGCTGTCCTTGGTAATAAGAGAGAAGCTAGGACTGGCGCCACCGGCGCTAATAACGCCCTTAAGGTTAATGGTGTTCTTCACAATGTCCAAGCCTTCCAGTGGCGCTTCACCACCAGACTGAATGATAAGCTGCGGGAGAGTAAGAGCGAAGGTGTCGTAGTTACCAGACGAAGCAATCTGACCGCCAACTGCCTTGATAACCGTAGAACCCAATGGAGTGTAGTACGGGTACTGGAACGAGTACGCACCAGTGCCACCAGTTTGTGCCCCAATGAACAGGTCGAAGATATCGGACTTAGACGTAGGCGTATAGTCCATATCTAGGGCTACTGCAACCTCAATAAGACCGTTAGTCACCGGCTCCTCTTTGAACTCCCGACCAATGTACGCACGGTCGGTAGCTAGTTTTGGCGTTAGGGTGACAGTAGCCTTGCGACAACCATCGACGCTGTTTCCGCCCACTGTAAAGAGCGAGGAGCTATTCGGCATTGTGAAAGGCACGAAACCAACAGGCTCAACCGTATCAGCAGCGAGGGCCGGGGTGTCAGTCTCCACGACGAATGCATAGTCCATGTCGTAGGAGAAGGTGACGATGTTGTCCCTCGGGAATACAAACTCGGCCTTGGTGATCTTACCGTTCACATAGTCCTGATAGTGGAGGTTACCACCAGTGTCAGGGACGGCCAGCTCGGCGTCGATCCATGAACCGTCCTGCACATACAAGCCAGCAGGAGAACCACTGGCAGCAGTAGTGTCAGTAACCGTGTAGGCTGTTGAACCTGTGGCTGCAAATGCGAGGGGCGTCGGAAGGGCAAGCCCACCGAATACCTGGGCCAATAGGAGCGACATATTCGTGTTAATGAAGTCGCCGGTTAGAGATAGTTGAGCGTCCAAATAGACAGCAACGTTAGCGGATCCGATGTCGATGACACCCGAGCCACTTTGGTAACGAATGTACGGTCCACCCTGTACCTTGTGTGGGTTATACGTACCCTTAGCTGACTTGACCGGAATCATTACATCCGGCGCCACGAAGCTAGCTAGGACGGCATAGTCAGCCGCTGTGTTTACACCTTGTGCAATGGCGAAGTAACCGCCCACACCACTTCCGATTCCAGCCAATGTACTACTCCTTTGTGCGGGCCATGGTTCTAATCCTATGGCAGTTTGAACAAACTACATTACACTTTTCTACTTCAGCTATAACTGTACCCCACGAACAAGTACCCATATCGGAGATATTGAATAGCTTTTCTGTTCCGGGCAAGTGGTCTAAATCCAAGCAGAACGGATGATCTATAAAGTGTTCACCACAGTCTTGACAACCGATTATCACTTTATATATGCTCACACAAGCATAAACTAAATCACGATGCTTCTTAGCATATGCCGCACACTTCTCGGCATTCCTTTTCTTCCATGCTGCATTATTAGCTGCAACCTTTTCAAGGTTACGTGCTTTCCATCTAGATTGCGGGGTATCTGTGGGCACCGGGCAGTGTCCTTTCTAAATCGGAGATACTAAGGATCTGAACTCGAACGACCATCGAAGGGTACCCTGCCAGCCGGCCTGAGACTCGCCCTGAAAGCCGGGAGAGTGAGTGTAGTTACCAATGTGCGCTTTGACTTCAAAAGGGTGCGGATAGGAAGTGATACCGAGAACGGGGATACCGTTGCCGCCACGATTTGTCACAACTGCTGCCATAACCACGTTGGTCATTGTGGCGTAAACCTGGGCCATGATGTCGCCAGGAACGGTCCCATCACCTTCTGTCGGGCCGCTGCCAGTGAACGTCGTGCAGTACCCCTCAATATTGAACGACTCGATGAAGGTATAGCCAGTAGCCTCGATGGTATACTCGTCATCGAATACGCCTTCTACAACGATGTAGCTTGCCGGCTCAAACTGTTCTAGATCAGCCTGAACGACATAGACAGGTGGAGTCTGTGCGGCTGCCAATGTAACAATGAAGCCATACAGCGCAGCATACGAGGCCGGTGCAGCAGAGGGCAAAGTGGTGGCGGTCATGGCTAACCAATCGTTTGCAAGTGGTAGCTCTCGAATATCTGGGCTATCTCGTTCGGTACGCCCGGCCACAGGCCGTCCCCGCCTTGCGTTTTCGGCCCAGCATCCTTAGTGAATGTACGGGATGCCTGGTACCAGTGCCTCCACCAGAAGGCCACTAGGTTGACGGTCGCCATCCATACGTTGCTAGGCACAGGGTCGTATCCAGCGACGTATGTTACCTCAATGTTCCTTGAGCCTGGGAAGAATGGCTTGGGCCAAGATCCGCCAGCAAAGGTGCGCATGATCTGGCCGGTGTCATAATCCACCTGAACACCATCTATAGGGTTCTCCGGCGTAGACTCAGCGCACTGAACCATGCCTCCGGTGGACTGCCACTCCTGACACTTTATAAGCTCGACTATGGGCGAGTAATGAAGTTGGATATACTCTCCGGACCAGCCGTCGTGCCTCTCATAGAACGTCGTCGGGCATAGAGGACGGTTCGCTATATCCTGAGCAGTGTAGCACGCCATGTCGATGATGCGTTGCAATATCTCAGACTCATTGCTACCTACTGCCGGCGCCTGCGTAAACTGCAACCAGGCCAGTACTTCCGGCACGTCGAGATAGGTCGTCCATTGCACGGAACCAGCAGGGTTGTGTGCTGTCGGATTGAACCCTCCGGGCGTGCCCGGCATAAGGTCTGAGATGTCGATAGTGGTGATCGGCTTACCGAGAACGAGATCTCCAACCTCCCCGCCCAACAGACCATTCGACTTAACATAGGTCACGTCCAGCGCAGTGACGCCGCCAACGAGACTGTAGCTATTCACTAGGTAAATGGCGTAGTTGTTAGGGTTGGACCCGTTGTATATGACGACGTTGCCACCGACGAGAGAGTCTACCCAATCCGCTACAGATCTACCGATAGAGTCCGTTATGCTAACAAACACGGAGGATACTGCGGAATAAGCGGAGGAGTTGAAGTTCACAATGCCAGGGCCAGTGACACCGGCCGTAGTACCGTTCACAAACGAGAACGAGTACGGGGTATCGTAGGCCGGTATCTGAATCGAGTAATCTCGCTGTTGACCCTGAGCATTGACTGTACTAAACTGCTCGGTGACTTCGTACCATGCCCCTAAGTAGGGAACGGTGTCTAGGTCGCCATTCGCATAGAACGATTGTGAAATCTGCCCGCTACCGTCAAGAGTAAGAACCTTCGAGTTTGGAGATACAACGACACCGCTGTTACTCATAACTTCTGACAGTGTAACTGTCAAAGTGCCGAGTAGCGGGTCGGATCCATCTGAGAACTTGCCTGTGAGTGCGACGGGCGTAAAAGCCATTTAGGTTTATTCCTCAATCGTTGCGCTGTTAATGCCGGGGTACTCCCCATCTACTGCACGCTCGACAGTGCCGGCCTTGTTGGCTCGGGTGGACTTGCCGGCGCCGCGCTCAGTGGCCGCAATCTCCTTGTCGATCTCTTTGGCCCGGTCCGGGTATCTCGCCTTCTCTGCTCGCAGAGCGGTGAGATATGCTTCGGTCCTATCGGCCACAACAGCCCCCGTATCTAGTGTCTTCTCGGTTGGCACCGGTTGCGCCCTGTAATAAGCAAGTTCCTTGTCTATGGCTGCGACATGCTTGGCGTCCCCTTTGTGGGACTCGCGCTCACGTTCGAGAGCCTTAATCAAAACTCTGGGATCTGACATTTGGCATACCTTTCGACTGGGTCAGAACGGGGAGTAAACGTTGCCCGCCGTACGACTCCCCGCTCCAACGATTTAGATACCCGGCTCTTTTACGGCAGCTTGCCGGATACTAACCCTGCTGCAAAGGGTCAGGTTGTCATAATAACTAAGGACAACCTATAGGTTGTGACGCTTAGTTATTATGATAACCTATAGGTTGTGACGCTTAGCTAGCAAACGTCGGGGTGACGAGTCCGGTGCCTTGGATAACGAAGTTAGCGTTGGCGTACCGAGCTGCGGTGTAGGCGATGTAGCCATAGATCTGAAGCAACACAGACATCTGGTTGCCATAGGTCTGAGGCAGGACCCTAGTCACGACAGGCGACTCGAACAAGTAGTTCTCCTCGAAACGTCCACCCAGGATGACAGACTGGTTAGCACTAGCGCCAAGCTGCTGGGGAAGGTTAGCGTCTTCATAGGTATCGAGTCCGAAGATTCGAGTACCAATAGCGCCCTCGCCCAAATTCAGTCCCGCGTCCGTAGCAGTGGCAGCCGCATTGAACGGGCCGAGGTAGGACGGAACAACCAAAGGCCGACCCGCAGAGTCAAACTGCGAAGCAATGAACTCCCAGTACGTCGGGCTCATAAAGCAGTGCGTGGACGGAAGGAACAACGTATTGAATACGTCGGCCTTAGCCTGACCAAGCTGCCCGTAAAGGCCCTTGAGGGTAGGAGTAGCTTGCGTCCAAGTGACAGTCTGTACGCCAGTGGTATTCAGAATACCAACGACATCGGCAGAACCTGCGCCGATCTGCTCGAACTGGTTAGTGCCATTACCGGATGCGACAGCGACATCGACAGCCTGGGCGTAAGCCTTGCCCAAGTCCTTGAATGCCATCTGATCGAAGGCGATAGGAGAGCGCTCAAGAAGCTGCAAGGAGATCAACTGTCCACCGGCCTTGAGGACCACCGGCAAGCTGATGTATGCAGTCTGAAGGTTCTGCATGAGCACCGGGGTATTCTCCCCACCCGACTGCGGGCCAACGGCAGTGCCGCCAACCACCTTCGGGATATTGATGTTCATGGTACCGTCAGGCAGAGGCTGCTTGTTCTGGCAATCCGCAAGGGGACGGCCGGCACGCATGAATGCAATCCACTCTAGCGTCTGGAACAACGGAGGAACAAACTCTCCACCAGCGCCCTGAGTAATGCTCAATGCACGCTCTTGAACGGATCCCGCAAAGTCACGGTACGAATAAACGTGGCCGTGGTTGTCTTCACGAGGGTTCTTAGCCTCAATCATCTGATCGAGGAAGTACTGCTCCGGTCCGCTGCGAGTGATCTTACCGTCAATCTCAGAGGCCACAATGTGGTTCTCTGCGCCGTGGCGCTGAAGGCGCTCAACTGCACCGAAGTACCGAGCCCCGAGACCAGCACCGAAGCCGGCGATAGCGGCGTCCTGAAGGAAGGAACGACCGTTCCCCTTCTCGTACACACGGTGCTCAGATAGCTTGGTCATTTGGCCGTCACCCTTGAGGGCGTAGCCGGTGCCGTACTGCATCCGAGCCTGTGCGGCTTTCTTCTCTTGGCGCTCAGTCTTACGAGCCGCTTCGGCCACTGCAATAGCGTCCTCACGGCCCTGAATCTTCACGGTCAACTCGCCCCGAGAGAAGTTTTCCTCCGGGGTGAAATCACGAGTCTCCGTGGCTGCGGTATTGACCACAGTCTCCAACTCAGTCACGAGCGCTTCACGCTCGGTACGGAGTGCGGCAAGAGCCGCCTTCGATTCCTTACTCATAGTGTGCCCTCCAATAGGCTTGTTGGGATATTCCGACATTGTGTCATGTGGACATATTGTCGGGATTTTCTTACAACAAGTGGTTCCCATCAGTCCGGCTCTCAGGGCATGAGAGTGGTGCTTCGGTCCCGGCTTGCAGGTAAAGGACTAGCCCTCTTTAGTGTTCCAGAGTAGCCAGCAAGGACAGAGGGTCTTAGCCGCCTTTACGTTGTCCTTGTTATTGTCGAAAAGCATAGCGATGTCGTTGTCCGCAATCGCTTTTGCCTTCTCGGTGTCGTGGGGCTTAGGCAGTACGATCAGCTTAAAATAGCTGCCTTTGCCGAAGCCCAGTCCAATGAGATAAGCCTCTTTACTAGCGACATCTGCTTTGGTTACTGTATCTTCCTCAACCCCAGTGATGATATACACGTGGTTCGCACCCGCCTGTAAGGACGAGCACAACGCTAACATCTCGGCTGGGAATGCGTCGAGTACCCCGTCAATGTCGAATCCAAAATTCATGGCTTAGACGATGTACCACTGACCGCCAATGGCGACAAAGCTTACGGCGCCAGAGTCAGCGACAGAAACAGCACCAGTAGCGCCATTAACCTTAACGCCGGCAGTCTTCTCAGCCGCAGCCAAAAGCACGGTGACAGCACCACTAGCGCCGGCCACGGACACGTCCGAAACCTTAACGAATGGCCCAGCAGCATTAGGCGCCGTGGGGTAATAGGGAGGCCCAGAGGCAATCGCAGCCTGCGAAGGCTGAACGGCGACCTTAGGGAAAATCCCTGTAATGACAGGTAGGGTGACGGTGACGGGCTCCACGTCAGGCTGGCAAAGCACTACATCGCCGGCTACAGCGTTGTAGTTCACGGTGCCAGAGGCGCCAGTCGAGCCGACGAAAGTCGCCTCACCGAGATACGGTTCTCCATAGCTAGGCATATTATCTTTCCTTTATGTTTGAGGCCGAGAATCTCTCAGCAGTTCTTATTGGTAAGGCACTATCGCCTAGAGCGAAGTCTCAATAGCTCGACTTGCGCCCTAGCTACATGGACTGCTCCCTCGGCACTTCTAGTCCCGGCGCCATCGTTGGGCAAAACGGGGTTGCCATCATTCAGACTGCCAGTATCAAGTCCACCATTATTACTCGCCAGGTTCTTACCCTTTGCGGGTTCTGTGTCTCCGAGCGTAGCCCGGATAGCAGTCTCGGCTTCAGCGATTCCGGTGCTCACGGCCTTGACGCCATTAGCGCCTTGCCCAAGAGCATCGAGAGCATCCTTAAGCAGTTGCTCATTGGCGCTCGATATAGTCTTGCCGGCACGGATACTCTCGATGGCATTCACCACTGCGAAGGTACGGGCTCGGCTGCAATACATAAACTGGGGCTGGGATACCATTCGCTCGTCCATATACTTCAAGGCTCGGATAGAATCTTCAAGGATAGGCTCGCCCTCTTGTCCTAGTTGGCGCGTATTCACGTATTCCGTGAACATCTCCCCAGCAGATCTAAAGGTAGCCATGCCCTCACGCCCAACAATGTCGAGCATAGAGGAGCGGATACCGACAGAGGTCAACTTATTGGCAGGAGACTTGACAACAGATGCGTCAAATAGCTGAAGCTCTAGGACACTACGCTTGCTGTATTCCTCATTCCAAGCATCCTTAGTCGCCCTGAATGAGAAGGACATCTTGGAGTAGTCGCCACGCTTAACACCGGACACGAGGTTCCGGCTAGAGGTATTGTCTAAAATATCTAGGCGAGCCTCACTACGAAGCCCCCTAGCGTCCTCGGCCAGATCCATAGTGCGGCCGGAGTCAGGGTGCCACGAGGCCAATACATCGCCCTTATGGTCTACGAGGTAAGGCACATACTCAGACTCTTTGAGAGTTTTACCGAACGCTCCGGGCTCGATTGTTTCGTCGTACTCACCCATCCAGTCACGACACGCATAGGCGTTACCCGTAGTTGAGGGCCAGCCAACTAGGCTAGCCTCTGCGGGGTTCTCTCCCTCGGTACGCACCTGGAAGTCAGCGACCGTAGGCGGCTCAATCTCTCGCAGTGACCAGTGTTTCTTCGGCACTGCCGGCACCTTGTCCGGCTCGGCCGACTTAGTTTCAATCGGCACGTAGGTAGTGACGGTCTTCACGGTAACCGCCTTACCTACGTCAACCTCGCTCCCATTGAGCGTGTATGGGGCTGAAAACTTCTCGCCGTCCTGACTGAAGATAACGGAGTCATCGTCAAAGTCTTGGACATAGATCCACGAGTCGCTATCGTCCTTACCCTTCTTGTTGAACTTGGCCGTTACGGCAGTGCTCAAAGCGTCCATCAGGTCGCCATAGGACTTGCCATCTCGCCACTCGGCTTCAGCATAGTGCTCCCGCATTGTGACAGATTGAGCCTCGGCCTGCTCCTGAGTTACTTCCATAACGACATACCTCCTACATACAACAGGGTATCATATGCATACCCTCTACGTCCAGTAGTTTGATTAGCCAACATTATTGCCTCCTGGTAGAGGGATCATTGTCCCCTGAGAGTCATCATACTTGAGGCCGAGCTTGGCGGCTATTGGATTCATTTCGTCCCCATAGTCCCAGCTCACCTTTATTCCATTCTCCTCTAGCATCCTATTCTGCGCTGCTAGAGCTTCCAAAATCTCGACGCTCTCAATGTCATACTCGGTAGGATCGTCCCACCCTAGTACATAGAGATCAGCCTCTATCTGAATAGGATTAATGGGCATTAGGGTTGTACTCCTTCAGATATTCTTCGGCATTTGCCTTAAGGCTAGCGGGCGCTGCTTTCCAGCAAGGTAGCTGTGTCCAACCTAAAATAACAACTCGGTTAAGCATCCCGCCAGGGCACAATCCTTCGAGAGTAGTCACAGGTTCATGAGTGTATGGATCCCGAACGTCCCAAACCCTAGTTTTGATCCAATCCTCGTCATAGTTATTAGGCGCCATAGTCAGCCGCATCCTCTCGATAGACCTTTGATACATTACCAATAACAGTCATTTCGTGCTCATTGAGACACCCAACACCAGTACGGGCCGTAGACATAATCTGTGAGGCGGGTATCTGCGCCGTTAGCAAGGAACCATACGGACTTCCGAAAGAACCTATTGCCACATCGAGAGAGGTAGACCACGAGGATATAGGGCGCATCTGTGCGGTCTGTATTATGTCGTGCGCCTGCGTAGTTATGCCTTTATCATTAGGTCCGGTAGGGACATTCTGTGTCGTCCCGAGATCCGCAGGATCGTCGCCTTGCGCCCTGTATAGGAGAACAGTAGCCACTCCCTGATCCTTAAGCATTTGCTGGGTATCAGTGTATTGGGCTCGAACAAACTCTTGCGCCACTGCCTGATTGTTACCTTGAGAAAGCAAGCCAGCCTTATCTGCCAAATAGCTACTAAGTGCTGAGTTCAAGTCTGGTGATACAACTGAGCCCCAACGCATAGAGTCCTGAAGTCCAAACTCTTTCTCAGCAGCGCTCTGAATAGCAAGAGACAGCGCGTTCGAGTCATTAGAGGTACCGGCCCAAGCGCTAACAAGTGTAGCTACTGCGGCCTCTCGCTCTTTACCCGCCGACCATAGAGTAGCTGCGGGTGAATCAGGCTGCATTGAAAACGGTGTAGCAAGACCTGGATGCTCCGCAAGACCAGCCAGTGCAACTATGTCCTTAGTCGAGGCCGTCATACTGGCAGACAGCCTGTCGGTAACATCGGCTTTGCACGCCTTCTCCGTATCAAGACTGTACTTGAACGTCTCATTAGCTGCGCCGTATTGTCCAGCCACCAGCGGGCTATTGACTCTGTCCAAGCCCGCCGTAGTAATAGTGCCCAGCGCCGAACCGGCTGGACCTTGCTGAATGATTGCTACAGCGGCCCTAAGAGTAGTGACATCTACCGGTGCTGGCGGAGGCGTTACCGATGCCGGCGCCGGTGCATATAGAGTCCCAACATTCGTGATATCGAGGTCAGACATATCGCTCAACGGTACATCGGTAATTGTTGGGTTAACCTCGTGAGATCCGCCCTGCCCAGACTTCGAGGCGATACCCTGTGCCGAGCCAGATGCTACATACCCTTCCGTTTGATCTCCCTCATGCCCCCACAGCATTGCCTGAGCCTCGGGCATAATGATCTTAAAGCCGAGCATTGCCGAGACTATAGGAGTCGCCTCTTTAAGGGCGTCAACCTCACACGGATAGCACCCGCCCTTCCAGGTAACTCCATTCTCGGTTACGGCCGGAGTCTCATTTAATTTACCGAATGCGCCGGGGCTCTGTCCGCCAGTGACTACCCGAGTCATGATGGCGTCCATAGTGGCGAAGTTAGGGTCGTTCGGGTCATTGATGTTGTTGGCGAAGTTCGGCTGCTTCATAGCACCGGACTTAAGCCCGAGAATAGCATTCGTTACAGGAGTAGTTGGGTCCCCAAACACATGGCCCATAGCAATCTCAATGGCGTTACCCGTACCTAACTGATAGAAGGATGGCGTTAAGGTAAGCGCGTCACCATCCTTCGTAGTGCCCCACTGCTCATCAGTAGACTTTCCCTCAATCACCATCTGCTTCATAAGGGCCTGCGCTGCGCTGGTCAGGTTCGGCTGTTGTGACAGCGCCACACCATTTTGTATGTTGCAATCATTGACCGAAGATATTGGCGCCCCACCGCCATAACCAGGTACTACCGTACCCCCAGTAGCATCCTTACCTTTACCCACTACGGGCGTACCGGTCAACTCATTGGTGGCGTACAGAACAGGTATCGGCAAGTTAATGACTTGATCGGTAGCTACAGCACGAGCTATATAGTGAGCCGCCGCCATCGAGATACCCAACTGAGTGCGGGCCGAGGTGGCCGAGATAAGACCAGCGGCCTGCAACGGAGTAATCGGGTTTGCGGTATTGGCAGTGTCTTTGACAATTTCTGGGCACTCATTATGATACCTCGGATATGCTGTCAGTCCGAATGCCACTTGTTGAGCATTCAACCCCTGAGCCGCTGCAACTATTTGATCCCGCATACCAGAGGTACTACCTGCGCCAGGGATCTTTGCTAGAGCGCCCTGCTGCCTATCCTGTATAGTCTGCGTTAGACCTAAGTCCTCGGTAGACGATCCTTCGGTACTAGAGAAAGTCCCATCAGGGTCGCCAACGTGAGCGTACGAAGGTGACATAGGACCGAATGCCGTAGACTCGTGGTTAGGGTCATAGTTCGGGTTAGGTAGCCCATAGTCCCCAGTACCGCCTGTCAGGATAAGTGGACTAGGTAGCTTGTCAGACGCTGGATTAAATGGCGTGCCATCGGGGAACTGCCCAGCCATTCTGACCTGATTATTAAAGGCGGCTTGTGCATTGTTCCAGATGCTGTACTGATTGCGCATCACGCCTAATAGAGCGGCCTGTCCTGGGTTCTGTACCGTCTGGCTCGGTTCAACGGCCCATGCAACAGGAGCGCCAGATACTGGATCTTTCTTCAGGTATAGGCCGACGCTCATGTCAGATCGAGCGTACAGTGCGGCGCTGGCAGGGTCATTAACGTGAGCGTCTATGGTCGCCGCCATGGTGGCGTTGTCAGCGCTATAGGGTAGCTCGGTCTGAACGCCGGCAACCTGAAAGCCAGTATCAGGCACAGTACCGTCATGAGGATTGATTGTAGCGCCAACCTCACCATTCTCGTCCGGCTTCATTTGTGAGAGGCACTGCTCCCACGAGGTTGGGTTCATTTCCTGCCCCGAGGTAGACCAACTTGTGTCAGTCAGATCGACAGGAGGTGGACCAGCATCAGCTCCACCGGCACCGCCGCCGCCTCCGCCTCCGCTACCATCCTCGAAGTAACCATGCCAACCATGGCCCTGTTCCTTCTGGGACTCCTCCTCGACATTGAGGCGCTCCTGAATAGGCCACGGTGGTTGTATTACCCGCTCCTCGTTGCTTACCGGAGCAACGTATGGGATGAAATCTCCTCGTTTGCTTACCTTCCAAGGCAGGGAGGACATTAGCGGCCTAGTTTAGAAGGAGGCTTTTTACCGCCTGTGTTACCGGTCGGGCCTGCCGATGAGACAGGAGGCGGCGGTGGGGCCGCACCCTCGGTGCCGGGCGGAGTATTGCCTGGCGTCTTTGGCGCATTCTGTGCCGCCCCTGTGTCCGCTGCGGATTGTGTCGCTGCGAGAGCGCCGCCACCCATAACCATGAAGTCCGAGTGAGCCGAGTTGATCGGTCCCCATAGACTATCTGCGCCAGATTCCTTAGACACCGGCAGGCGCAAGTACTCACGACACTCATTAGGCGTAGCCACCGCTGCCATACGTAGAGCGTTAATGAAGGCCCCGAGCATCTCATCGTTAGTCTTAAATAGGTCAGACACGTTTCGACGGACATAGTATCCCGCTGGAAGCAGGGCGGTATACATCCGGTCAATCCTACGGGTGTATCCAGAGAGTGAAAATATCGCAAACCCCATAATCATTTCCTGAAGTCCTTTGCCGTAGACCTCACTCCCTCCGGCGCTAGCATCTCCTACGAGGTGTCCAGGCACCCCGTAGAAACCACAAAGGTCTGCCCGGCTAAACGCTCTCGCCTCTAACAGTTGAGCCGTCTGCGGGTTCACACTGATCTGCTGCCACTTAGCATTTGAGTCAAGGATCATGGGCGTATGACTCTGTCCAAGCCCGCCGTGTCGGGTCATGATCTCTCTGACGAGGCGCTCTTTGTCCTTCTGTTGCATAGGCTTATCGGTCGAGTACATTCCGCTCGGGGACATCCCCTGCGCAAAGTAGCGTGAGCCGTACTCCTGCATGGCAATAGGTAGGCCGAAGCCCATAGCACCTATCTCAATAGGATTAAGCCCTACTAGGCCTTGCGGAAGAGACATCCACGGTACGTGAATAATGTCTCGTGTTGGAATGATAGGTCCAATATCAGACCCAATACGGTACTGCCTAAAGCCCTTTTCGATGTTCACCCGCATCTGTGCGGGGTTGAGAATCTCTACTTGCTGCGCCAAGTCGAGCGGACCGCCTCGGTCCACTACATGGAAGTAGGCGTTACCGTTAAGACCGAGGGACATGATGAGATTGAAGTCTGCCTGCTCCCGGTCAATGTCAGCGCAGGGATCTGCCACTACGTCGGGCGGGTCAACCTCGGGATCCTTATAGCTACGCTTGTTCCCCTGCTGCCTATGGACATGGACCTGTAGCCCTCCTACGGCGTCCCCGAGTACCCGCAGACAAGAGGCTACAGTCATGATCCCTAACACGGAACGCTCATTGACAATGACGCCAGCTACCGCCTGGTTGTATACGGACGGGGGTGGAATCGCCGCAGGATCCGACATCCAGCCCCCCCACCCTCCTGCTGAAAGGGGCATTCCTCGCTGCTGTATTTGTTCCCTGCGCTGAGTTATTGTCATGCTGACTGCCTCAAATACTCGATAAGTTTTCCAAGTCGGGCAATGGCGACGATAAGAGCAGTGGCACCAAGGTTGTGTAGCTCAGCTCGGGCCTCGGCGACCTGTCCCGCAAAGGTCTTCGAGAATGCGTCGGCTGTTCTTTGTTCGTGCATGCGTGAACAGAGAACGCTGTCGCTCTGCGTTATTGTCATTTCTTATGCAACTTCTTCCTCAGGCGTGCTATAGGCTTCGGGATCCGGGGCGCTTTCACCATGAGGGGATCCCCGTATATGAACTCTGCCGCAACGATGAGAGCAGTGGCCCCGACGATCAAGGCCACGCCCAAGCCTGCTATGAGATATACGCCGGTGACGCACATAGCGGCGCCGGCTATCTCAAGGTACTGTCCGACATTGATAGGTAGCTTGTTCGCCGGCCGAGCATACTCGGGCAGCTTCAACCATTCTTTGAAAGTTAACATACGGGCCTCTCTCCCTTTATTTAAACTGGTCTTTCGTGAGGTAGTCGGCTTCAGTAATGATCTTCGGCTCCCGAGTCCATGACATACCGGGTGGCAAATCTTCGTCATTCTCGCTCGGCTCGTCATCGAGATAGTCACTGGTGAAAGTAACGTCCACGTATTGATGAGATTCCAAGCCTAACTCCTTAGCCCGCTGTAGTGCCATGACGACACACACTGCGGCGTCCACGTACCCGGTAGACTTCTGATTGATCTTTTGGATCCTGGGCTCTAGCGGATCCTTCACCCAGGCGTTCGCCATATGGCGAGCGAGGCGCTCGTCCCCATCATGCTCCAATAATGAGCGCTGTATGTCCTCATAAAGGCGCTGTGTAGCCTCGATAATGAACCGGCCACGCTGAGGGAACTCGACTATGGGTAGACCTTCCTCCTGAAGTACCTCAAGGTCCGACACCCAGAGCTTAGGGTCAGCCGCAACCTCAACCACTTGGTACATACCGGCCAGTTCTCGCAGGCGATTCATGACTGCCACTCGTGGTACTCGCCAGTTGTTGTCCTTGTATGGCTTTTCCCATAGTCCACACAATTGAACGAATGGAACCGGGCGGTCTAGCGTCACTGCAACAAGTGCTGTAGCGTCGCCATCGAAGGATCCATCGAACCCGATAACGATGCGTTCATGCGGCTCAAGATGCCCACCATCTTTAGTCGCTAACGTGGACCATACGCCTCTCGGTAGCCAGCGCTCGATGTCCACGAGGACAACCTGATTGAAGTAGAAGCGCTTGGCTACATACTCGGGAGTCTCGGGGTCTTGGATCTCCTGGTATAGACGCTCGGGATCTACCCAGTAGGAGTCGCCTCGGGCTATTTTTATAGCCTTAGTGACCTCCTCGTGGTCTGTTAGGTCTTTAACTTCGGGCGCTTCGAGCGAGTCATACCAAACGCCGAGAACGTCCCCCTCTTGCACTGCGGTATATGTAGCCTCGGCTACCGACCCCTCACCTGGCTTATGAGCATTAGTGATCTCAAGGCTTCGTCCCGCACCGTCTCGGGCTTTACCAAGATTACGCCGGATGACTCGTGCCATCTCGATGCCCTCGTTGTTTTGGAGCCAGTGATGCGTTTCGTTGAGGACGCAGAAGCTCGGACGGGGACCTTCAAGCGCTCTCGGGCTACTTGTGACGGCCTTGATGACACCTTTCCCACCCCTCACATATATGATCGTCTTACCCGGATCTACCTTAAACTCTTTCTTGAACGCTGGGCTTATCATGCCAGGGAACAAGGACGTAGTGTTGCCGGTCTGTTCCTCGGACACTGCTGCTAACTGTACGAGGGGCATGGGGTGCATTGCCCCTATAGGGTTCCCCGACTCATCCCAGCCGCCAAAGCGACAAGGACCGCACGCCTCTACTAGAGAGAGTGCCGCCAACATCGGGTCCTTACCCCAGCCCTTCATACGCCTGATGACTCCACGACGGTATAGGAACCTACCGTCATCGTCTATCTCGTACCAGACGAGAACCATCTTGGCCTGTTCCTCGGTATAGCGCCAAGGTTGGCCGGCCTCTGGCCCGTCAGGTTGCAAAATCCAGCGTGTGGACCAATCGAGGATCCCCCAACCTAGTGTTCTGTTATCAGCGGGCAACTGATACATAGTTAAATCCTTACGAAGAATCCGGGTGCGCTACCAGTAGGAGGCGGGGGACCAGAGCCAAACCACTTATCATTTAGGTACGCTTCGGTGGCTTCGATTTGATCGGAAGTCAGAGTCACGTCTTGGTAGACGAGCACCTCGCCAATATATCCAATCATTGGAGAGCTAGCAGCACCCTCATATACATTACCACCCACGTAGAAGGTTGAGGAGGCTTCGGGAGATGCGTCGCCGGTAAACTCAGTACCGTCAACACGGAGAAATGATGCGCCAGCGCCATTCACACAACCACAAGAGAAGATGTGAGGAAGCTCATCCTGGCTATTGCCACCACTTGGATAGTCCTCACCATACTCATATAGCTGCCAATCCCCACTACCATAGCCAGTAAGTAGACCAGTAGCTTCGACCAAAGGTTGTAGCCATATCCATGTCTCTCCACCAGCAGCACTCTGAGCCACTAAGAACACATAGAAGTTACCAGCATCGCCACTTCCAAAAGCAAGATTTACTAGTGCTCCGCCACCAGTAAACTGTACCGTAGGCAACCCGCTAGCAAAGTAACCAGGGTCATTATATGAAGCGTCGCCATTTCCAGCATGAAGAATGTTACCTTGGCCGGAGATGTCAGGCCAGTATGGTAAAGCCTGACCATCTGTAAGGGTAGGATAGTATGCATCGCCGGCAAGCTGGCTAGCGTCATACCAAGCTGCGAGGCCGGAACTAACGGGAGGCGAGGCCATTATGCGACGCCCAAACAACGCCACTTAGAGGTAGCGGCATTCCATAGGAAGGTCACATCGAGGCGTGCCGTAGTTACCGTAGTACTTGGTAGTGCTTGTGTCGAAGACTCAAATGAGGATCCCCACGTAATAGCGACAGCCGCGGTGCCGGTGATGGATACCTCTAGAGTGTCACCCTTTGCCGGAGTACCAGTGACGGTAAACCCAGTAATGGTAGCGCTCTGGCCGGTAATCTCGACCACGTTATAGGTGTCGGTATCAACTGCTGGCGTAGCCGAGTTAGCCGATAGGGATAGAACGGCAGGAGTAAACCCGGCGCCTGAGGCACCAGTTGCGCCAGCGCCCGTAGCGCCGGTTGCACCAGTGGCGCCAACACTACCGCCGCCGCCGCCACCCGGAGTAGCTACCCATGCTGAGCCGTTCCACCGGTACGTATTGCCATCCGCCGTAACAGCATAGGCCGGTAGGTCGGAGGGAAACTCCAAGCCGGCCTGTGTTGCGGCGGTGTACTGATAGAGTATATCGTTTCCATTCTTACCTGAGATTACAGCAGAACCTGCCATTAACTGGCCTCCTTGATCCTTCGATAGTCGTCCATAATAGCGATCTTTGTACCCTGCTCAGTGTCAGCCGCAGCCAACTCTATGCGAAGCCGGCGCCTGTCTCCTTCGGTAACGCCCAGCCTCGCCAACTCGTCCAAGCACTTATTGACTGCGCTGAAAGATATCAGACCAGTCATATGGTTTTCACTGAGGAGCGCCGTGTTCAGTGTGTCGAGAATAATGAAACCGAACGCCCAGTCAGACGCCTTGTAATATTGGGCCATTCCCGAGTCTGCGAGAGCCTCCCATAGCCGAATGACAGCGGCCGTCCACCCTACCTTTGCCGGGTAGGGCAGTGCGACCTTAACGTCTTCCGTTTGCTCGATCTCGGCCTTATGATTCCTGCGCCGTGTAGTGTCTGACCTACCGGGTATAGGCCCTCTCGTGGCTACTGTCATTACTCTCCACCCACCTGTCTGTACTCCATTGCTAATACCTCAGACCCCTCAAGTACCGTGTCGATCTCATCGAGGAGATCATCCGTAAACTGCAGCAGTGCCGAGGCATCTGGTGCCCGTTCTGATATTGCAAGTGCAGCAGTATCCACGTCGTGAGTGTTACCGGACTCCTGTTGTTCCTTTGATACTTGCTCCATTTGCTGGTGCCCCCTCACAACACGATTCCTTGAGCCCACACTCGGGACAGCGCCAGTGACTTTTGATGGCGTCGTATACATGGTCACACAAGTCGCACGCCCGGATCATTGGCCTCTCCTATCTGAGTGTCAAACAAAGCTCTATGGTATCCAAACTAGATACAAACAATACCTTCTATGGTCTGTCCCCGGCCAGGCCCGCCAGGAGAGGACTGGCAGCGGCTTGACCAGGGGGAACTGCATAAGTACGCAGGTCGTCGCACGAAACCCTCCCAAATATGGCCTCTGACCAGGACTTATGCTACTCGTAACCTATATGATTATAGGACCCCTATAT